TCTCGGCGACGACGAAAAGGTATTCCCGCTCGGGTCCATGACGCTGCTGAAGCGCTGGCTCAAAAATGCCGACGACAACGAAGGGTCCCCGCATACGGTGGGGCTCGACCGGCGCCGGTTTGGTCGTCCGTTCGATCTGCTGAAGAACACCAAGAATATTGGGTGGTGACATGAAAAAGTTTTTAGCTGCCCTCGCGCTTTTTGGTTCGCTGTTAAATCCGGCGCAGGCGCAGACGGGCTCGCCAAAAACTCCGACTGCATTAAATACGGAAATAAATACTAATTTCCCCGACAACACGACGCAACTTATTACGCCGGCAATTGTCCGGCAAATGCTTTTGGACGGTGTATCTTCATGGTTAAATTCGCAAGGCTTAGGGGGTGACTGCACGTCAGCGGACAACGTACATATTGTTTGCACTAAGACCAACGGCGTCGCGTTTGCTCCGTCCGCGACGACCGACACGACTAACGCCAACAATGTCAATAGCGGCGCACTAAATTCCGCGCAGTTGCCAACCGGTGTTGACGCCAACGTGCTCAACACGCAATCCGGTCCCTATGCGGTTCTTGCTGGCGACAACGGCAAGACCATCGTGATGACCGGCATTAATCAAGTGCTCACATTTCCGACGTGCTGCACGGGCTTTGCCCCAAACTTCACGGTCAACGTCTACAATCCAAGCACAACACGCGGCCAGCAGATCGCGGGATTGACCGGGCTCACCAAGCTATATCCCGGAAAAACCGTCGTCGTAAAGGTCGAGAACGGCGCCTTCGTGGTCTTCAAGGCGCCGGGCCGGTACGTGGTCGCGTTCGGCGCGTCGATCAATATGTATTTCGATCCTGCGAACGGAAATGATGCCAACGATTGCCTCGCGGCGTCAACAAGCGCTTGCGCTACCGAAGCGCAGATGGCCGCTGACTTTCTAAATAACATCGACAATACCGCAGGCGGAACCGTCGCGCTGAACTGGCCGTCGAGCGCGACCGTCACCAACCAACCGCTCACGCTCAAGGGAGTGAATGTCGGGAATCTAAACCTGACTGGAAGTAGCACCGTGGTGACGTGCAACGCGCCCTGCGGATCGAGCACAAACCTTGGCCTCTTCATCTTCGAGAACGTCATTGGTCGTGTCACCATCACGGGATTTAGCATTGGCTCGACGGGTTCCGGCAACAACGGCATTCTTTGGCAGAGCGGAGACGTTTCAATCTTCAGCGGCAACAATACATTCACCGCCTTCACGGGGGCTGCATCACAGATCATCTGCCAATATTCGGGATCCTACGACATGATTGCCAACGTCACCGTGTCGGGAAGCGCGACAAACCACGCGAGTTCGACGAACGGATGCATCATCCACGAGCGCAGCAACACGCTGACATTCAGCGGAACGCCGGCCTTTAGCGGACCAATCTGGACTGCTCATAATGGTGGTATCATGGGCCTCGATGCCGGCCACATAACGGGCGCGGCGACGGGGCAAAGCTGCAACTCTGATGGTAATTCTGTGTTAGATACGGGCGGCACATTCGCAAGCCTGCCTGGAAACTCAGGCTGTGGTGTCAGCGGAAATTGGGGAGGCGTCGTAAACTGATGCGCAAGATTGTCACGGCATTAATCCTTTTTATCATAGCGCTGGTCAGCCTCGGAGCTGGACTGCAAGGGCTCAACCTCACCTCGACCAATACGGGAGTATCAACCTCGACCGCCCATTCTCCCATTATTGGTCAAGGTGCTAGCGCCGCAGTAACGCAGCCAACGGCGGGAACCAACGGACAGTTATTCCTCGGAGTTAATTCAAATGACCCACAATTTGCTACGATGTCGCAAGACTGCACAATTACGAATGCTGGGGTAATTACGTGCATCAAAACCAATAACGTATCTTTTGCAGCTTCGGCCACGACAGATACAACCAACGCGTCGAATATTTCGTCAGGTACGCTGGCGCAAGCGCGCGGAGGCACTGCTACGGGTGGCACGTCGACCTTTACTCCCTCCTTTACTTGTGGGACTGCTACATTCACAGTTAATTCGGCAAAATGGGTGCAGGTACTCAATAAATTTGCATTTGTCGAGTTTGACGTAACAATCGCAACCATTGGCACATGCACCACTACTGTTACGTTCACGTTGCCGTTCACCACTAACAGCGCTGGTAGTATCAACGGTCGTGAGACTGCGCTCCTTGGATTTTCCGCACAATGCAGCGTCCCGAGTGGAAGTGCCACAGCAACGTGCACGGTTGGCGCTACATCAGTTTTAGGAATTGGCGACCGTATTGTTGCCAGTGCGGTGTTGGAAACACAATAGATGTCAATCTGCATGCAAGCTGAACCAGTAAAATAATGTCTATTCGCAACGCACATCCATTTCCTTTTTCGCCACGTGGAGCTTCGGACACGCTCGACAGCTCCACTGCGTTCAAGGGCGCCATGGCTGCGCTGCAGAATTTAATTCCTGACCCTTCGACGCGGGATTTATGGCAGTGTCGTCCAGCCGGAATACTTTTGGCGAGCGTCGGCGGGGGTAGTGCGTTTTCCAGTGGATTTTCGTCCGGTTTTGGCAGCGGATTATTTCCCGGCGCTACGTTTATCCCATGCTACATCGTTGTTGGCACGCGTGTGTACGGCATGGTGTCTGACACGCGCAATCCGGGCAAGGATGAGCCTTTCGCTTACGATATCCCGTCCGCTACTTTTATTACCATCAGCGGCGTGACGGCAGCCAATTCCCCGACTAGCCCTGCGCAGACTGGCGCGTGGACCCCGCCAACCATGGCGTTGATTGGGGCAAATATCATTGTAACGCACCCTGGTTTTACGGGAGTAGGCGGTGCATTCTTCGGTGTGCTGAACATCCTTAACCCCGCGGCTCCGACGTGGACCGCGCAGAACACCACAATTAATGCCCTCGTATTTCCACCAACGTGGGTGGTGAATTTCAACCAGCGCGCATTCTTTGGTGTCAACCCGCCCGGCCAACAGCCGGGTGTGTACATGAGCGACGTGCTGATCCCAACGCAGATCACCAATGGCAACCAAATTCTGACCTTTGGTGACAACACGCCGTTGACGTGCGCAGCGGGATTGGGCCTTTCTAATCAGCTTGGTGGCATTGTCCAAGCCCTAATGGTGTTCAAGGGCGTCAGCAACATATTCCAGGTCACGGGCGATTACGCGCTAGGAACTTTGGCCATTAACGCGTTGAATATTGCTACCGGTACGTTGGCGCCAAACACGCTGGTATCGACTTCGCAGGGCCTCGTGTTCATTGCTCCTGATGGGCTTCGGCTGATTGATTTTAACGCTGCGGTTCATGATCCAATCGGGATATCCGGGGATGGGATCACGGTTCCGTTCTACAATTCCGTGGTGCCCTCCCGGATGTGCGCGGCATACAACACCGGAATTTATCGTGTCCAGGTGCAGAATGGAAACGCGCCGGGAAGTCCGCAGCAGCAATGGTGGTTTGATTTTGCACGGCAAATTTGGAGTGGCCCGCATACGCAAGCTGCAGCATTGATGGCGCCATATAGCAACACGTTCGTGGTGACCCTGCAGGGGGCGGGGGCGCAGCTGTTTACGAGTGATGTTTTTCAAACTTCAATAAGCACATTTACCGAAAACGGCGTGCCCCTTGCGTTTACCTACCAGACTTCAATGATGCCGGATGTTGACGCGATGGCAGAAATTGCCATGGTTGAGACAACTTTGATGGCATCACTCGCTGCAAATAGCCCAATTACGGTCAGCGCTATTGACCAGGATGGAAATGTTTTTGATGCTGTCACGCTGCTGACAGTGGCATCATCAACGATATGGGGCGCATTCCAGTGGGGCGCGGCTTTGTGGCAGGGTGCGCGGAAGGGTTTATTCCCGCAGCGCCTCGCATGGCATTTTCCCATCGTCTTTCGTCGCCTTGCGCTAACTGCTACAGGGATATGTGCGTCGGGTGTAAAGCTTGGCAGGTTGCATCTGCGCTACCAGATCCTTCGCTATATGCAGCAAGGACAATCGACCGGAGACTGACCATGCGACGTTTTATG